GCACAGCTCCATCGCATGTAATTGCCAATTGAAATGATTTACAATCTTTAATTGAAGTTGTAGGTTTTAACTCAGCTACTTGCCATCCATTTGCTGCTAATAATTCATTGCTTGTAAAATAATCTCCATCTTTAAATGTTTCAGTTGGAGTTGTATCTCCATTGATTCCGTATTTAACTTGCACATTTGTAGTTGCATTTCCAGATTGATAAGTGATATATACTTTATAAATCTTTTTTCTTACTCCAGGAGCACCAAAATCAAAGTCTTTTGTAGTTAAAGCCTGCTGGCCACTTGCTGTTCCAACAACAGGAGTATCATTCCAAGATTTTATTTGACTTCTATCACTTCCATCTCTACCTTCCATTATAAGTTTTCCTTGATAATGTCCAAATCTTTTTATTCGATTATTATCAATTGAACTCCCATCAGCTATTGTTGTCCAAGATTTAGTTTTAAAACAATAAACCAAACAAGTTTCGTCATCAGAGCCAGCTGCAGTACAAGTTTTTAAACAAAATAACTTTTTTGAATCAGGGTCAAAAGCTATAACAGGAATATCATCAGGCTCTTCAAACCTCAAGGTTCCATTAACAACATCTCCACCTGTGGTTGATGCAGACAATTCAAATGCAGTATCTGATGTTACCGAACTAACAGTTGCTCCACCAGGAATCCCTTCACCAATAACGAGCATGCCTACAGCTATTTTCCCATCATCATCATCGTGATTAATAGTTGGGTCATCGTTGTAATCGCATGTTTTATCAATAAAAGAATTTCTCCAAAATCCCGTATATCCATCTTCTCCAACCCACATATTTCGTATTACATTATCGGTTAATGATTGAACTTGCCTTCCATCATAAAAATAAACACCTTTTGAGTTCATCCAAGCAATGCCAAAATCAGTTGCACATGCTTGCCCCTGATGCCCTCCATCAAGACCATTATACAATACTTCTTGCTCTAAAAATTCAGTTCCTTTTTGAATATTGTATATTTGTAATTTATATTTTTTAAAAGCTAAAAGCCTATCTGCAAATGTTTCTAGTTTGACAATTTCATCTCCATCGTTAGAATTGAAGCCTTCAATAACATATCCTGGAGAATCAGGCAATATATCATACTTTCCAACAGGAGACTTTACAATCCTATCGGGAAATGAAGGGTCGGTTTTATAATCATTGCTCCATCCATTACCTCTAAAAGTAAAAGTAACAGAAGAAGTAGAAGTAGGCTGATTATTTATTAAAAAATTAGTAGTATCTGTTATTGCTATAACGTACGAACCCTCTGGTATAGTACTACTAGAGACTCTCATCCCTACTTTTATATCAGCATTAGCTATATGAGATATTGTCTTATTGCTAGATACGGCATCAGCTGCACAAGTATACGTAAATGACGGTGAATCAAAAATTGAAGCTTGTTTCCTTTTTATATTTGCTGCATAAACACGATTATTTGCAACAACGGCTGTTTTCCATTTAGCATCTAATTTTGCATCATGATTATATCCGTTAATAGTTTCGTATGTTTCAAGAACTGGAGGTGTATACCATGTTGATGCATTGGAAGTAAAAGCTCCTATTAGAACAGGATTTGATGCAACAGGATAATGATATGATTGCCATGATGCATATCCGCCAATTGTTGATTGTCCCGAACCTGAGCCTACAGGGCGTATTCCTTTTTCTAAATCATAATCCATAAGCAAATTAAGAGAATTAAATCCATCATCACTTGATGACCAATATATTCTTCCTCCTGTAACCCTTTCATCTGCATTATGAAAATTATATGCCCCAGCACCACTTAAAACATTTTGTTCTCCTGTAGTATAGTCTGAGGCCCCTATTGTATAAACGTAAGAACCTGGAGTATTGTCACCCCTAAGTCTTACTATTAAAGCAAAATTAATAGCTAAAGATGCTCCCGCAGATGCAGTAGTATTATCAGCTAATCCAGACCATGTACTATTATCAGAAAAATACATTTCCTTTGTTGTAGCATGAGTCTCAATCCCAGCTGCAACTTTTGGCAAATACATTGTAAATAATGATGGAGAAGATTCTTGTTGCTTTAAATCTCCAGAACTTGCATCAAATGTTGTAGAATGATAAAATTTATATCTTACATTAGCTGTCGTCATCCATGAACCTGAATTTGCCTCTCCCTCAGCAAAAGCTAAAGTAACTCCATAATCAGCAGATATAACACCTCTTGCACGTTCATCTAAATGCAAATCACTATTCCAGAAATAACCATCTTCTTGACCCACTTGAAAGTTCCAATCAGCCACAGTTTCTCCAGCTAATGCAGTTGCAGGCTGAACATCTCCATTTACTCCGCACCATATAGAAAATGTAGAATGAGTACCGCTAGTTGAATTTCCATTATAGTTGTATATAGTCCCATAGATAGTAGTTTCTCCAGCTTTAAAAAATGAGCATGTCATACCATTATAATAATCATCAGGTTTAGAAAATTTAAAAGTTTGGTTATTATTTGTAGCTGTTACATCTGCCGATATTGTAAATAGAGTAGTCGAACCTATTGAGACAATCGTTGAGTCAGTTGGTATACCTGTTCCCTGAACGACCATCCCAACCGATAGATTAGTAGTGCTATCCATTTGAACAATTCTAGGATTACTCCCAAAACTACTACCGCTACCAGCAGTAGTGTCAGTATCACATGTATTATCACTAAACCAAGCCTTAGCACTATGGTCAAGTCCAGCATGAACAATAGTTACATCGTTGCCAGAAACCGCACTTATTACATCTGTACCAGTACTATCTCCCTCAAGTATTCCTTTTGCAACAGAGCCAAGATTAATCATTTTCAAATGACTTGAAGTAAGTCCATGCTCAGTACTTGCATCTTGAACAGTCCAATCACCGCCAACTGATGTTTGAGCAAGAGCTGTCGGGTAATCATCATTCTCTCCAGTTCCATAATCTTTATAAGGAATATACTTAAGAATTTTTGTCATATGATTATAATTATCAAAATTACCATCAGAAACTCTTAAATTACCATCAGGAGCATAGAAAGACCATATATGGTCATTTGTTGTAGAGGATAGCCCAGAATCTCCTGTAATAGCAAATCCATTACTATCATGAACAATTGAATCTGTCATATTGTTCCAGTCATCAGCACTATCCCATATATGAATATAGTCACCATTTGTGGCAGCTAAATAATCAGTCGCTGCCTCCGTACCATCAACAGCTCTATCCGAACTAAATGAAAACAATCCATGCCCAGGATTAAAAACCATAGTTGTATCTACATTCACATCGATAGTGGCATGAGTAGCAAAAGCACCTAATAATTTAATTGCACCTAAAGATTCAATGCTAAATCCTTTTAATACACTAAATTGATTTTCACCAATATCTCTTGAGTTAGGGTCGCTTACTAAACCTCCTTCAAATTTATTTAATGCTACTTGCTGTTTAGGCATTTTTAATCAATCCTTAATCCTTTTATGAAACCTCTTAAAGCTCCACCTATTACGTTATCTACTAAATCAATAAACCAAGGTTCAATAGTCCTATTCCAAAAGTCTTTAGTAAATTTCCATTTACTTAAACCTAAAGTCATACCTTTTCCCAACCCATAAAAGAATCCTTCAACATACTTGCATATATCTTTATTAGGAACCTTCTTTAATATCCATAATAGGATACCTGCACTACCACCACCAACTAACATTGTTGCATTATTCATTAATGATTCAAACATTAATTAATCTCCTTTATTTTATTTTTTTCTTTCTTCAATATGTTCAGCGACTACAACTTTACATTTGCAATCATCACATATAACAAAATCTCTTGAGGGATGAGCCATCTTTTCTAAAGATTCTACTCTAGCTTTAAGATGCTCTATTTCTTCATCTAATTCATTAGGATTTTCAACATAATCAAGTATTTTATCAAGCTTGAATTGCTTTGCTATTAATTTAACTACCTTTTGTATAATAACTGCTTGTATCATTTCTTCTCTCCACAATCATCCCATGGACTTAAATCTAACATAGGAAGAGGTTTTTTTATTTCAAAATCTTTTAATTTATCATTTTGTACTGCCATTTTACTTCCACCTTTTACAAACGGTTTTCCATTTGCACATCCAATTTCATATACAAAAAATATTGTCTTAAATAATCCAACTCTAACAACTCTTGCAGGCTGGTCATTAATAGTAATAACATCATCCGTATTAAGGTCATTACCAACAAATACTTTGAATCCTTCTACGAAACCTTCTATAGCAGAACGAAATAAAAGAAGTAATATTCCTGTTATAAACATCCATCCATAGTTTCCTATCAA